GCATCCTACAACCAGGGACAGGCGAGGAAGATGGCGAGGTCCTGCAGGAAGCTCTTCGACGAGGAATGGCACCAGCTCATATTCGACAGGCCCAACATCGTCATCGACAACGCCGACGAGATCATGCTGGAGGGGAAGGTCAATGGGAGACCGTCCCTCATCGCCGCAGGAATAGGCGCAGGACTGACGGGATCGGGAGCGGACCTCATCATCGTGGACGACCCCATCAAGGACGCGGAGGAGGCCAACTCCCAGACGATACGCGACAACATCCACGACTGGTTCACGTCCGTCGCCATGACCCGCCTGTCCCCTGGGGGCAAGGTCCTGATAGTCATGACCAGATGGCACCACGACGACCTCGTGGGCCGTCTCCTGAACGACAACCCCGACGGATGGGATGTACTGCACCTTCCGGCAGTGAGCGACGCAGGAGAGGCTCTGTGGCCCGAACGGTACGACATCCGGCATCTCATGAGCATCAAGGCGGACGTGGGGAGCAGGGTGTTCGAGGCCCTCTACCAAGGGAGGCCGACTCCGGACGAGGGCGGATTCTTCCGCAGGGAGTGGTTCCAGGTCGTGGACAGGGGATTCTCGGAGAGGGCGTACAGGTGCCGTTATTGGGACAAGGCCGCCACCGCAGGGGCAGGGGACTGGACCACGGGCGTGCTCCTCGCCATGGAAGAGGGGAGGTACTGCGTGGAGGACGTCGTCCACGTGCAGTACGGACCGAAGGACGTGCAGAGCATCATCAGGCGCACGGCGGAGCAGGACGGCCCCTACGTCCGCATACGCATGGAGCAGGAGCCGGGATCCTCGGGCGTGGAGGTCATCGACCTGTACGCGAGGCACATCCTCACGGGGTACGACTTCCGGGCGGACAAGGTCACAGGGAGCAAGGACCTCAGGGCGGGGAGCCTGTCGGCGGCCATGGAGAACGGCAACGTGTGCATCGTCAGAGCGCAATGGAACCGCGACTTCATCCAGGAGTTCTGCGAGTTCCCCCTGGGGGCGCATGACGATCAGGTGGACGCCACCAGCGGAGCGTTCAGGGAGCTGACCGACGCGGGACCGCAACGCATCGACTTTTTCTGATTATATGCGACTGCACCCGCATTATAAGCACGCATGAGATTGACCGACATTCGCGACCTATTCGCAATCAGACCGCCGGAGAACACGGTCGGGCAGGACGCATCCATCGAAGTATTCCGCCTTTCAGCACAGGACCTCGACTGGAAGGACCCCTTCACCCAGTATTCGCAGGGCTACCTCATCAACCCCTACGTCCGTCAGGCGTGCGAGCTCTACGCCGTCAGGCTCTCATCCGTGGACCATGTGGTCTACGACGAGAGCGGCGACGACATCACAGACTCGGACGCACCCTTCGTCAGGCTGATGGACAACCCCAACAAGGATATGAGCAGGTCCGACCTCTTCGCCAGGATCGGGACGTACCTCGGCATCTACGGCGAGGCGTTCGTGTTCCCCCACAGGACCGCGCAGGGCTACGACGCGCTGTACGTCATCGACCCTCGCATGATGACCGCGCAGGAGAACTCCATGGAGCTGGTGGACCGCATCATGTCGTGGAGATGCACCAGGAGCATCGACGGGCAGAACGTGTTCCTGCCGGAGGAGATAATCCACATAAAGTTCGCGGACCCCGACATGGAGAACGTCAGGGGGCTGTCGAGGATGGCATCCTGCGGGAAGAACGTGGAGCTCATGAACGCCATCAAGGAATGGAACATCAGCACGACCAACAACGGGGCCAAGCCCAGCATAGCCGTGAACATCCCCCAGAGGCTCACGCAGGACCAGAGGAACGAGCTCAAGAACGACCTCAGGAACGGCTACCAGGGGAAGAGCAACGCAGGCAACGGCATGATCCTGGACGACGGGAAGACGGCCACCATGCTCGGCATGACCGCGGTGGAGATGGACTACCAGAAGGGCCTCGTCAACGCCGCCAAGGAGATCGCCATCGCCTACGGCATCCCCCCGGAGATGATGGGGGACAGCGCCAACAAGACCTACAGCAACGCGCAGGAGGCATCCAGGCAGATAGTGGTCAACACCATCAAGCCCCTGCTGAACCTCGTCTACTCCGCGATATGGCAGTTCTTCAAGGACAAGCCCATCGCCCAGGGCATAGGGGAGTACACCTACGACGTGGAACAGCTCTCCGACTTCATGGGGGTCCAGACGGACCTCTACACGGCACTGCAGAGCGCATCCTTCCTCACGGCCAACGACAAGAGGAAGAAGCTCGGCTACGACCCCGTCGATGACCCGCTGGCGGACGAGCTCATGCTGACCATGGCGGACGTCCCCATGTCCGAGTACTCCGCAGACTCCCTCGATCCCGGCAGGACCGACCCTGAGAAGGACGACCTCAAGGTGCTCCTCGGAGAATCATCATGAGGCCGTGGGAGGTCGCCGTCAAGGGCGTGACCAAGGGCGGCATGTCCCCGGTGCAGAAGCGCAGGTACCATCAAGCCATGGAGCGCATCCGCCTCACGGCGCAGAGGGGCATGAGGGCCAACATCCGCAGGGAGTTCAGGGCGCAGGAGGAGGCCATCCTCGCGATGGACGACCCGACGCCGGACGCCGTGAGGGACATCCTCATCATGTCCCTGCCGGACTGGCGCAAGATATACGAGAGCACATACGTCAGCATCGCAGGGAAGGTCTACCCGTACCTGGACACCAACGCCAACATCAAGGCCCGCTACGAGGCCATGGAGCGCAAGGGGAAGGCCGAGGAGACCGAGTACGAGGTGGCGGTCAGGGAATGGATACGCAGGGAATGCGGGGAGAAGATCGTGGCCATCAACCAGGTCACCCTCGACAAGGTCAAGCGCATCTACGAGGGCACCGCCAACCAGATCGAGTTCAGGACCGAGGTCGCCAAGCTCTTCGACGACGAGTTCCCCGGAAGGTCCAACGCCATCGCCCGCACCGAGACCGCATGCGCCACCAACAGGGCATCCGTGGAGACCATGGATGCGCTGGGCTTCGACGGATGGAAGGTCTGGATGGCCGTGGGGGATGCGGACACGCGCGACACGCACTCGAGGGTGGACGGCATGAGGGTGCGTCAGGACGAGTGCTTCGAGTACACGGGGCTCAAGGGCGGGCTGGTCAGGATGGAGTGCCCGCTGGACTCCAAGTACGGAGCGCCCGCCGAGGAAGTGGTCAACTGCCGCTGTGACGTGGGTTTCGAGCTGTGATTCTGATTTTTTTGGTGATTATACAATCTAAAACCCCCCCATTTTCTGCTCATGTTGGAGACTAAAGCCCTCACATTCAAGGTGAACACCGACGGGGACGACAGTCTCGGCAGATTCTCGGGAACCGCCTCGACCTACGGCAACGTGGATCAGGCGGGCGACGTCATGATGAAGGGATGCTTCAACAAGAGCATCGCCCTCAAGGGCACGCACTTCCCTCTGCTGTGGTCGCACGACATGCGCGAGGTCATCGGATCCTTCGATGTCGCCTCGATGGAGAACGACCTCAGCATCGACGGGAGGTTCAACATGGGAGTCCAGCGCGGGAAGGAGGGCTACGCCCTTCTGAAGGCGGGGGACATCCAGGGCCTCTCCATCGGCTTCACCATCAAGGACTGCGACTGGGATGCCGACGGGCACCGTCTCATCAAGGAGGCGGACCTGTGGGAGGTCTCCCTGGTCGCATTCCCCTGCAATCTGGAAGCACAGGCGGAGGCCAAGAACATGACGATAGACGCGACGAAGTCCTACAAGGACCTCTCGGAGGAGGAGCAGGAGAGGCTCAAACAGCTGATCAAGGACGCCCTCGCCGACATGGAGCAGACCGAAGAGGACGAGGAGAACGAGAAGGCAGACGAGACGGAGTCCGACGAGGATGAGTCCGCGACAGAGGAGGACGAGGCCAAGGCCATCGCAGAGCTGGCCATGGAGCTGAAGGGCCTCCGCAAGGAGTTGTCAATATGAGCGACTACACAATGGAATTGAAAGGATACGTCGACGAGATCAGAGGTCTCTCTCAGGAGCTCAAGGGCGTACCCGAGCAGTACAGAGAACTGAAAGCCAAGGCCGAGGAGACCGAGCAGAAGATGGCGGAGCTCGCCCAGAGCTTCGACATTGCGACCAAGAGGATGGAGATCGCAGGAGGCAACGTCAGCGACCTCGCCTCCATGCCCGAGGTCAAGAGCCTCATGGCCTACATCAAGAAGGGAGTGGCCCAGGAGCTCAACGGACCATCCGGAGGATACCTCGTCACACCCACACTCGCACAGCGCATCGTAGAACTGCAGACCGACCTCGACGTCTTCAGGCAGTTCGCCAACGTCATCAGCATCGGCACCAACCTCGTACAGGTCCCTGTCGAGACATCCAAGCCCACCACATCATGGGTCGGAGAGATCGAGACAAGGCCCGAGACCGACAACGTCGGATTCGGACTGGGCAACATCCCCG